GGCTGTCGGACGCGCACTGTCCGCCGGCACCAACACCAACGACGTGATCATCACGCTCTACTGAGAGGAGTTGAACCATGGCTACATTCGAATATCCACTCGCCGCGCCAACCCTCTCCGGGAACGTGGTCAGTGTCGATCTGATGCTGCAGCAGCCCACCAGGGTCACCCGCTACCTCAGCGATTTGATGCTGAAGAACTACTTCGCGAACCGGATCTTCACCCCGGCTGGCGGAGTGAGCGGCGGCGCGGTGCTTTACACGCAGCTCACCACCAACGATCTGTTCCCCACCAGGGATGTGCAGAACGTTGAACCCGGCGGCGAGTTCCCGCTCGTCACGTTCGACCGGCCCACACCGCTGCTGGCGCAGGTCGAAAAGTTCGGCGGCAAGTTCTTCGTCACCGACGAAGCTCGTGACCGCAACGACCCCCAGCTGCTGCAGCAGGGGTCGATGAAGCTGGCGAACGCCATCTACCGCGGCATCCACCAGCGCGCACTAGCGGTGTTGGATGCGCAGATCTCCGCTCTCGGCGGCGGCGCGCAAACCGTGGTGGGGCACAACTGGTCAACGGTTGTCACCGCAGGCACGTCGGCCACGTCGGCTTCCGGTTACCCGGCAGCCGATTTCGCCGCAGTGCAGCTCCTCGCCGATCAGAAAGAACTGGGAGTCCAGTTCGATCTGTGGATCGTCAACCCGGCGCAGCTGGCGGCGATCAAAGTTCTGTACGGCAACACGTGGTTCCAGGTGCTGCAGTCGTGGAACATCACCATGATCGCCTCCAACCTTGTTCCGGCGGGCACCGCGTATGTGGTGGCTGAAGGTCAGGTCGGCGAGCAGCGTCTGGAGAAGCCGCTCGGCTCGGAGTCGTGGCGGGAGAACGAGACGCAACGTACCTGGATTCAGTCGGACGTGCGGCCCGTCTTCTACGTCACCAACCCCTACTCGGTCGGAAAAGTCACCGGCTTAGCGGGTTAGACAGGAAGGATTGGTCAAATGCCTGAACGCACTATCAAAGTGTCGGCGGCCTACTACACAACCCCCGACAGGCAATCGGTGCTCGCCTTTCAGGGCGACAAGGTTGAGGTCCACGCCGATCATGTGAAGCGGTTCGACGAACTCAACGTCCTCCCGGAACGGTTCATCGAAGAGCCCAAGGGCATGGAGGATCAACTGGTTTTCCCCGGTTCCGCCGGGGTTCAGGAAGATCCTCCCGAGGATGACAAGCCGTCGTCTCGGACGCGGAAGCGTTAAATGTCCAACCCATACGCCGTGCTGGCGGATCTCGAGAACCGTTTCCCGCGGGACTTGAGCTCCGACGAAGTAACGCGCGCTGAAACCCTTTTGGTGGATGCGTCGTTTTGGCTCGGCGTATGGGTGCCCGGACTCACCGAAGCCGTCGTCGGCGGTAATGAGGATGCAGCCCAGGCGGCGAAACTCCTCACCGTCGCGATGGTGAAACGCGCCCTACTCACCCCCGCGCTGGATGACAACCCGGGTGTGCAGTCCACCAACGAAGTCGTCGGGCCGTTTCAACGGCAGGTCACCTACCGCAACCCGGAAGGGAACCTGTACCTGTATGCGCGGGAGTTGGAAGACCTCACAAGCCTGCTCCGTTCAACTAGGGCGGGCGCGGTGTCGATGAGGTCGCCCGGTCTGTGATGGAAGCCGTAACTCGGCATCGCGGCGGCGGCAGGGACGAGGACGGGAAACTCATTCCCAGCACTGATGCGCTGCTGGAGGCGTTCGCGGTAGCGCCAGGCGGAGGCCAGGAAATAGTTGAGCGTGAACGGAACATCGAAACCATCGTTTGCACAGTCTATTTCAAGCTTGGTGTTGATGTCGTCAACAGCGACCAGTTAACGGTTCGTGGTGAACGGTTCAACATCGTCGTCAACGAATGGCGGTCACCGTGGCCGGATATCGACGGCGGCCTGGAAGTGCTGTGCACGAGGGGGCAAGGATGACATTCAAGCCGGATCATCAGGGTATTGAGGAAATCCTCAAGACGCAGCCACGCGCAGAAATCAATGCTCTCGCACAGCAGGTAGCAGCCCAAGCGGGTGACGCTGTGTGGGTAAACCACTACACCACCGACCGTGCCGCGGCTGCGGTTACCATTCCCGCCGCGCGGCAAGCCAAACACGGCACGTTGACCCGCGCCGCATCAGCTGCGGGGTTGGAAGTCAAGGCGAAGTGACCGGCCGCGAACCTATCGACGTCGCCAGAGTTATCAAGGATTGGCTGAAAACCAATCTGGCGGCACGGTTTCCGGAGTTGTCGGTGCGCCTGGAACTTCCCGACGACTGGTCGCTCGGATCTGGACCTGTGTTGCTGGTCGCTGATGATGGTGACCCGTTGGTGGTGTGGCCGGCGGCGACGTCGCCGACTATCCGGGTCACGTCGTGGACGTCGGGCCGCAACCGCACCTACGCGAACGCGGCGATGGCTCAACTGCTGAAGAAGGGCCAAGGCATCCCCGGTATCGCTGCCATCCTCCCCGGCACGGGCATCCTCGAGGCCCGCGACGCACAGACCCGAGGCGATCTGGCCTCGTTCACTGTGCGGGCCAGAGCCCGCACCGCAGTCCCGCAATAAGAACGCGCAGCACTGCGCACAATCTGCCTCACCCAACCTGGGCGGGGTTTTTTTTGGCCCGCAAGGGCATTGAAATCCGCCCTTGAAGGAGGGAAAGTCGCATGCCTATCAACACCGATGCCACTCTGATCCCGGACCAGGCCGAAGTCTGGCTCGCCCTAGCGTCCAACGTTACCGACCCGACGACGCTGATCCCCCCGAACCTGACGACGGATCTCTCGACTCTCGGCTGGGAGTTCACCGGCCTGATCGACGACAAGAAGGGCATCCCGCTCGACCCCTCCATTGAGGTCAAGGAGTACGACGCGTTCGGGCATCCTAAGTTCCGTAAGAAGCTGAAGAACGGCGACCTGAAGACCGGGTTTACCGCACTGGAACGAAACACGGTCACGAAGAAGATCGTGCTCCCCGGCTCGGCAGCCAACAAGGTCGGCATCCCGAAGAATGTGCAGATCTACGTGCTCTACCGGGTCGTCGACTTGGACACCACCACCGGCACCATAATCTGGGTGACCCTGACTAAGGCACCGGTCGAGCTGAAGGCCACTAACGGTTTCATCGAGGGCGAATCGTTCTGGGCGGAGATGACCGTGCATCACACCACCGACGCGGCCGGCGACGTGTTCCAGGTGGTCGACGCGTCCACTGACGACGTGACCAAAACGTTCACCATTCCTGGTGGCGTGACGGCCTACACGGTGACCGTCGATGGGCAGACGACGGCGTCGATCACGGCGAAGACGGCGGCGGCGCTGAACACGGCGTTGCAGGCACTGTCCACAGTTGCGGCACTGCCCGCGCCGCACGTCACGGTGACGGGTCCGTCCGGTGGGCCGCTCGTCGCAGTGTTCGCCGGCCCGGTGACCACGGTGACGGCGACCGGTACCGGTGGCACGGTGACTGTCGCGTGACCGCAGCGACCGTGTCCCCCATTCAGAAGGACAGCAAGCCGAAGAAGAAAGCGTCGGTGGCGGCGAGGGAGGCTGAAGCCGGCGACGGGTTTGTGACCGTCGAGCAGTGCGGTATTACGCTGCGCATCCCTGTTGGAGGGAAGGTCCCGCTAACGGCGTATATCGCGTTCACTGAAGGCAAAAACCTTGAGGGCACCAAGCTGCTCCTTGGTGATGAGCAGTGGAACGCGTTCCTGGAGAAGAACCCGACCCTCGATGATTTCGAGGCGATCGGGGACAGGCTTCAGGAGTCGGCGGGAAACTAGGGAGCCTCTGCCGCCTACTCAACGAGTACGGCGACGAGATAGAGGCCGACCTGCTGCGTGAATACGGGGTAGATCTCCTCGACTTCTACCGCGGAACGTTGTCGGCTCGCCGACTGGGTGTGCTGCTGCGGCAACTGTCGGTGACATCGGGTTTGGTGCGGGCACTCAATGACGGTCACCCGCAATGGCTTAACACCGATCATCTCCTCGCTGACCTGTGGTCCCTGTGGGCGAAAGAAGATCATCCGAGGCGCGCCGAGATGGAAGCGAAAGCGCGCAACGCCGCGAAGCAAGCGAGGGTTATCGAATTGCGAGCCACATTTGAGAAGCGTAAACGCAGATACGGAATAGGGGTGACGTGACAACAATCGGTTACGCCACTCTGCAAATTATTCCGTCGCTCCGGGGTGTTTCTGAGGCGATCGACAAGCAGCTCGGCGGCACGTCGCTGGGTAGGGACGCTGGCAGGCAGCTGGGCGGCAATATCGCCGCTGGCGTGCGCGGGTCCGAGGCGCAGATCAGTGCGGCGCTGTCGCAAGCGGTTAACCGTCGCGGCGGGGAGAAGGCCGGCCAGGAGTGGGCTGACAACACCGCGTCGGCGATGGCGCAGCATCTGCGGTCTACGCAGAACTCGCAGAAACTGCAGTCATCGCTGGCGTTCTTGGTGAAGAACGGCGACGTGGCGGCTAGAAACTTCGCCCGCGATATGGCCTCAAATCTGGCTATCGAGTTGCCCGCTCAAACCCGCGCCCAGCAGGTGGGTGAGAAGGTCGGCACGGTCATCGGCCGATCAATCGGGTTGGGTATCAAAGGCGCCGGGATCGCGGGTGTTGCCGCTATCGGCTACACCCTGACCAAAGGCTTTCAGCGCCTCGAGTCGATCGACCAGGCCACGTTCAAGCTGAAGGCTCTGGGGCACTCGGGTGACGAAGTCAAGACCATCATGGACTCGGCGACCGCTTCGGTGAAGGGCACCGCATTCAGTCTCGCCGATGCGGCCACCGCGGCGGCTTCTGCGGTCGCAGCAGGTATCAAGCCCGGGCAGGATCTCACCAAGTATCTGACAGAGGTTGGGGATGCTGCGGCGATCGCGGGCACCAACTTCGACGACATGGGCCACATCTTCAACAAGATCCAAACGCAGAATAAGGCGTACACCGACGACCTGCAAATGCTGTCCGATCGCGGTGTCCCGATCTTCCAGTGGCTGCAGGAAGAGTACGGCGTCACGGGGGATGCGCTGACCAAGATGGTGCAGAAGGGCGACGTTGACGCCCAACACTTCCAGCACGCCATCGAAACCCATATCGGCGGCTCCGCCAAGAATATGGGGCAATCGTTCCAGGGTGCCGTTGACAACATGGAGACGTCGATAGCGCGGGTCGGAGCACATTTCCTCGGAAGCATTTTCGGGGATAAGGACGGCAGCCAGCTCGCTGGTCCCACTGAGGCGATCGCGAAGCTGACCGAGAAGTTCGACCAGATCGATGCGTGGGTGGTGGCGCACGGACCCGAGATTCACCAATTCTTTGCCACGATGGCCGCCAACGTGAAGGCGGTCGCCGGGCCACTCGGCGATTTGACCGGATTACTAGTTCGCCACCCCGGCCTGGTGCAGGCCGCAGCGGAGGCGTACCTAGTATTCAAGAGCGCCCAGGTTCTGGGGTCCATCAGCACCCTGATGGGCGCTATCGGAACGGGAACCGGACCCAGTGCAACCGGGCTGGTCGGCGGTGTCTTCACGCTCGCCGCCGCACTCGGTGTAAACCTCGGGTTCACCATCTTCGACAAGATGAAGCAGGGTGCCCGAGAAGCGCAGGCTGCGATCGATGAAACTAATCGCAAACTGCACGAACAGTTTCCAGGGCAGCCTGTCACCCCGGCTGGGGTTCCCGCGCAAACGGGTAGCACTGCGCCTAAGAATCCGCTCGACGTCATCGCGGGCCGCGCTACTGGCGGCGCGATCTTCGGTGCGGGCTCCGCCACATCGGATTCCATTCCTGCGTTGTTGTCGAACGGTGAGCACGTGTTGACCGCGAAAGATGTTGCGGCGATGGGTGGTCAGACTGGGGTGTACGCGTTACGGCAGGCGTTGCACCGGCAGGGTGGTGGGCCGATCTTCCCGATGGCTATTTTGGATGCGCCCTATGATCCGCGCCGCAACGCCGACCGTGGCCGACGCAGCCAGTTCCCTGACCGCGGCCCGGAAGGGAAGATTTGGTACAAGGGGCCCTTCAATTATGGCGGCGACCGGCCGGGGATGAGTTTGTGGCCCGGCGGTGAAGGTAGCAGCGGGAGCACCCCGCCGTCGTGGTGGTGGCCGACGGATAAGGGGTTGATTCATTGGCCGTCGGAGCCGAAAAACGCCCTCGATCCGTGGATTTGGAACCGTAAAGGTGTCGCCGGGCTCGGCGCTGGTTTGGGGTTCGCTGGGGGTGGCGCTGTCGGCCCCGACGTGCAGGCGGCTGGCGCGCTGGTCGGCACCGCCTACAGCCAAGCGAAGCGCACGGATTGTTCCGGCATGGTGGCGCGCGTCATCGCCCGTACCCTCGGCATCCCCGAGGTGGGGTTGATGTCCACGAAGAACGCCAAAGAGTGGTTGGCGGCGCGCGGATTCAAACCCGGCGTCGGCGGCCCCGGCATGATCAGCGTGGGCTGGTATGACCACGGCCCCAACCCGAACGACGGCCACATGGCGATGACGCTGTCAGACGGCTCCAACGCCGAAGCTGGCGGCGGGGTCGGAGACATTTTCCAGATCGGTGGCGGCGCCGCGGGCGCAAGCAATCCTGAGTTCGATCAGCACATGTATCTGCCCACCGTCTATGGGGAGGGGCCAGCAGGATCGGGATCGGGATCGTCGGTGGCGCCGTCTCCATTTGCCGGTGGTAGCGCGGTGGCCGCCATGTCGGGCGGCGGCGGCTCACCCGTCAGCAGCGCCCCCAGTAGCGGTGGCGGATCATCGGGCGTGGGCGGCTTCAGCCTGCCGTCCTCGCTGTCGGGGTTGGCGACCTGGCCTTTCGACGCGATGACCAGTGCTGGCGAGGCGAACAGCGGGCCAGGCCATCGTGACCCAAATGCGTACTTCCCGAAGGCCGCCAGCGCGGCAGTCGGCGGCCAGATCGAGTCGGCGCTCGGCGTGCTCGGCGTCAACGGCTCTCCCGGCTGGCTAAAAGGCATCTCGCAACTCATCGGCGGCATATCAATCGGCGGCGGCGGCCAGTCGGCAACCCCACTAGCCGCGAACCCCACGGGCACAGGCACACCGCCACCAGACGATCCCGGGAACATGCACGGCGGCCGCGCAGGGCAGCAGCCCGGCACCACGTACAACATCACCGCCCGCGACACCGAAGACGCGTTCATCAAAGCGCAACGCCTTGAGCGTGAGCGCGCCGCAGCGAAACTGTCACGGTTCTAGATGGCCGTCGCAACAATCACCCTCGAGTCGGCCAACAGCGACTGGGTCGTGGTGTCGGCACCCAACGACGACTACCTCGCCGACGACATCATCCTCGACACCGACCCGAAAGGTATGTACGCCACCGGGTTCAAGCTGCGCACCCAATCTGGTGCGTTCGAGCCGGGCGGCCGGATCGTCGGCGAGCAGGTACCGATCCGCGAAATGGTGTTGCCGTTCTGGCTAACCCCTGACTCGAGGCCGCGGTTTCAGCAGTTGTGGGGCACCCCAGGGAATTTCCAGAAGGTCCGCTACATCTACGAAGGACTCTCGGGGCCGCGGTCGCTGACGTTGCGGCTGTCCAAAGAGATTGAGTACACCACCGAAAACGGGTTCGACGCCGACATCGACGATGTGTATCACGCGGTGGTTTCCGCGATCGCGGTCAACCCGATGTTTGAGGGCGACGAGGATGTCGCGGAGTGGGTGAACCCTGACGACCGGTTCACCGTCGCTGTTGTGGCCACGGGGGGCACGTTCACTCTGACGTTCACACCGAAGACGGGGAGCGCGGCGACAACCACCGTAGACAGCGTCGCCATTGTGGGCACGGGCGGCACGTTCACTTTGACGTTCGGCGGGCAGACCACCACAGACATCGCCTATAACGCGGCACCCTCCACAGTCCAGTCGGCGTTGGAGGCGTTGTCGTCGGTGGGCGCCGGGAATGTCACCGTCACCGGTTCGGCAGGTAATTATCTCGCGATATTCGCCACTGTGACCGGCGCCCTGACGGGCTCTGCGACCAACCTGACCGGCACAGGGGCGGCTGTCAACATCACCGCGGGCATCCCGTTCAACGCGGCGGCGGCGGTGCTGCAGTCAGCACTAGAGGGGCTTACACCTGTCGGCGCGGGAAAAGTGACCGTCACCGGAACGGCAGGAAACTACCTCGTCGTCTTCGCGGTCGGAACGAACGGCGTGCTTACCGGGTCCGCGACAAACCTGACGGGCACCGGCAAGAAGATCACCATCGCCTATGCGCCGAACACGGGCTGGTTCGACGTGTGGAACCCGACCGATCAGCCGTTGTGGCCGGAGTGGACGTTCGACCCGGCCGATCAGTGGCAGTTCCCCGATTTCGCGTTCGGGCAGGAACGGAAGTGGGGGCGCGCGGCCGGTGTGGACGCGGCACGCATGATCGTCACACCGAAACTGACGCAGATGCTTTCGGTGATGTCTGACCCGTTCATGGACACCTACGTCAACGCCGACCTGTCGAACGCCGCCGGCAACTTCAACGGTGTCGAACCTGTCTATATGGTGCCGCCCTACACCGGCACCACTGTCGAGCCGGTGATATGTAGGGGCCCTGCCGGATCGAAAGTGACTCTGCGGCAACGCCGCTTCTGGAGCGCCGAGTCAGGCCTTGAGCTGTGACTAACCGTGTAGTAGCATCGCCGCTGGACAGTCGCGGTAGCAGCCGCCGAGGATCGCGACGCAGTAACGCCACTAAATGACTCGG